ACACAAGGAAAATAGACGATGTCACAGTTAAAATTTGGAAGCGCTGGCGTTTCAGCAAGAGAAATTGATTTAACAAGTCCAATTGAACATGAACCAACTGGCGTTCCTGCTGGTATTATTGGAACATCTGTTAAAGGACGTGCATTCGTACCATTGACAATGGGTCTTGTTGAAGATTTTTATTCTAAGTTTGGAAAAACTGACGGTAAGAAATTTGGACCATTAGCAGTAACAGAATGGTTACGTAATGCAGGTTCTGTTACGTATTTAAGAGTTCTTGGTGTTGGAAATGGTCTTGAAAGAAATGCTGATGGGTCAGTAACTTCAGCTGGTTTTACCGTTGGTGAAAACCAACCAAGATTAAGCGATGGAACTTTATTTGGTAATGAATATGCCACGTCAGGTAGTAATAGTGTTTCTGGCAGAACGTTCATTTTAGGCGCGTTCATGTCAGAATCTGCTGGTTCAACTGTATTTTCAGAAGCTGGTATTTTAGGACAAGGAAGTGTTACGCCGATGACAGTGGGAACAGGTTCAAGTCTCCCAATTGTTAGAGCAATCTTAATGGCGGCATCAGGTGTTATTTTACGATTATCATCGTCAATTACTTCGTCTACGGCACCTGCCTCAACGTTGATAGCAACTGAACAAAGTTCACAAGGTTCGTTATTTGGTGCTGTAACTTTATTAGATGGTACTGTCGCTAAACAAGAATTTGTATTACTTTTGAATGGACACAAAGGAACAGATCCTTTATATCCAAACGTAATTACTGCATCATTTGATGTCACATCACCAAGTTATTTTGCGAATGTCTTAAATACAGATCCGTATAAATATCAACAGGCAGGACATTATCTATACGCTCACTGGGATTTGCACCCAGCAACAACAGTTGTAACCGGTTCGGGATTATTGAATATTCTCAGTGGTTCTTCAGCTGCCACGGCCGTTAGATCTGGTGTTGAAATTTCAGCGTTTATTACAACAGGATCAACTGCACGTAACGTAGGAAGTGCAACGATTCCTAATTATGAATCTTTTACTGACAGATTTAAATCAGCGAACACACCATGGGTTATTTCTCAAAGATTTGGTGGCACTGCTACGAATCTGTTTAGATTACACGCGCTTGATGCTGGTGCTGGAATTTCTACGAATTACAAATTGTCAATTGAGAACATCACACCTTCTTCAGATCCTGCAAATGAATATGGTAACTTTGATCTTATCGTAAGAGATTGGAATGACAGAGATTCAGATCAAATACCTCTTGAGCAATTTAGGGGATTAAATCTAGATCCAAGTTCAGATCGATATATCTGTAAAGTTATTGGTGATGCCAATATCTTCTATGATTTTGATCAGGTTGAATCAAGTCAAAAATTGATTATTGAAGGAAATTATCCTAACAGATCTAACCTTGTTAGAGTCGAAGTTTCTACTGACGTAGAAAACCAAACAGTTGATGCTACGGCATTGCCATTTGGTGTTAGAGGAATTTCACATCTTATGACTTCTGGCACGATGCCAATGACAAGTCCTTCTCATTCACACGTGGATGTTGCAAGTGTTCTTAAACGAACAGTACAGGCACCATTGCCGATGAGAAAGAATATTACGCAAGGAACTGGTGCTAAGTTGTCTGCAAATCCTCAACTTTATTGGGGAACACAATTTGAACATGTTACAAGTCTCACGACTCCAAATGCCGGGACACTTAAAAATAAATCACTTGTAAGTTTTGCGAAATACTTCCCAGATTTTTCTCTTACACAACAAAATGTTGTCGTAGGGGATAATGTAGGAACAGTTGCAACTGCAGAAAATGGTATCATCGATTCAGACAGATTTAATCTAAATCAGTTTTCACTTGAAAATATACAAGTCGTAACTGCATCATCAGGTCTCGCAGATCCAGCTTCTTGGAGTTCAGCAACTTATGTTAGAGACAGTAATATCACAACAAATGAAACTGCAAAAACAAGAAGACTTGCAGTAACTGACTTTACACAAGCAAATAGAAAGTTTTTGAAGTATACATTCTTTATGCAAGGTGGCTTTAATGGTGTTAATATCTTTGATGCCGATGAAGCAGAAATTACAAATACGGCAGTTGTTGCTGATATGAATGATGCTAACAGAGGTAGACAAGAAGGTCCGTCAGTTAAGGCGTTCAACAAAGCAATTGAAATTATGAAAAATGTTGTTAACGTTGATATTCAATTGTTAGCAATCCCCGGTATTCGTCATCCAATCGTTACAAACGCTGCTGATGATGCCGTTAAAGAAAGATTCGATGCACTTTATTTAATGGATATCGAACAACTTGATAATGCGGGTGCGAACGTAACGTCTGATTCACAATTACCTTCTGTATCTTTAACAGTAAGTAACTTTGCAGGAAGATCTCTTGATTCAAGTTTCTCAGCAGCATATTTCCCAGATACACTTATGACAGATCCAACAACAAAGACCAACCTTTTTGTTCCACCTTCTGTTTCAGTTCTTGGAGCACTCGCTCTTAACGATTCACTTGGGCATCCGTGGTTCGCACCAGCAGGTTTCACAAGAGGTTCACTACAAACAACACTTGAAGCAAGAGTTCAATTGTCAAAGACAAACATGGATTCTCTTTATGACAACAATATTAACCCGATTGTTGCATTCCCAGGAAACGCAACATCAGGAACTAATCCTAAAGGTGGTGTAGTTGTTTGGGGTCAAAAAACACTTCAAGTTGCAGCATCTGCGCTTGACAGAGTAAATGTCAGAAGACTTCTTATTGATGTCAGAAGACAAGTAAGAGACATTGCACAAACAATTATTTTCGAACCAAATCGAGAATCAACCCTTGCAAAATTCTCTGCTGCTGTTGAACCAAAACTTGCAAGAATTCAAGCTCTTGCTGGTGTTGATAAGTACAAAGTTGTTATTGATACTTCAACTACTACACAGGCAGACGTAGAGAACAATACGTTGAGAGGCAAAATTTTCTTGCAGCCAACAAAGACAATTGAATTTGTTTCCCTCGATTTCGTTGTCTCCAACAATATCTCAGGATAATTAGTAAGGTATTTTGCTAAAAGTCATCACACCATCTAAACCGGGTGTTTATGAAATAAAAAACATAAACACCGGAATGATTTACGTTGGAGCTTCAAAAGATCCACGTAATAGATGGAAAACGCATATCGCAGCGAGCAAAAGAGCAGACGATCTAAACAACTATTTTTACAGTTCATTACGAAAACATGGTAGTGATTCTTTTTCTTTCACGATTGTAAAAGAATTTGATACTTCGTTTGAAGCTTTTGAATATGAAAATATCAGAATGATCGAATTGCGAGAACTAGGATGCACACTTTACAATAAACATCCGGGTGGTAACGGTCATTTTGTAATGTCTAGCAAAATGAAATTAGAACGCTCTGAACGTCTTTTAGGTACAAAATTAAGTAAAGAAATAAAAGAGAAAATTTCTAATTCGTTAAAAGGAAGAACTTTAACTGAGGAACATAAAGAAAATATTGGAAAAGGTCTTAGTGTTCCTGAAGTAATTTTGAAACGAAGATTAACAAGAAAAAACGTTAAACTAACTAAAAACACAAAAGAGAAAATTTCAAATTCACTTAAACTTGCATATAAAAACAAAACAAAAATTGCTAAGCACTCTGGTGAGAGTAATCCACGATCAGTTTTAAATGAAAATGATGTTAAAGAAATCAGAAATTTGTGGAATTCTTTTATTCAAACTTCATCACTAAAACGTGGCGAAAAAGGAAAATATTATACTGAACTAGCAATTAAGTACAATGTTTCACCTTCGAATATTTGTCGTTTAATTACAGGTCGTACTTGGAAAAACGTTTAACACAGATTAATCATGGTTCCACACCTATAGACCAATTTTGACAGGGCTCTGATTATTCTCGGGCCGTTGTCGTTTAAACTTAAAGGCAAATTTATTAGTTGTTGCCTAGTTATTTGGGAATCAAAATAATAAGCAAAATAAACTGAATTTCGTTTATGATTGACTGATATATAATTTATGAAACGATTAACACACGGAGAATTCTCATGGCTGAAACACTAGACGTAACATCAATGATCCCAAACAATTTCGAATCAAAGCGAAAAAATCGTTTTATTCTTATGATAGAAGGAATTGATGCTTACATCGTCAAAAAAGCAAGTCGTCCAAAGATTTCAACTGCACCAATTGCAATTGATTTTATGAATGCACAAAGATTCGTCGCGGGCAAAACAACGTTCGGAACAATGTCAGTTTCTCTTCACGAACCAATTGCACCTTCGGGAGCACAACAGGTTATGGAATGGATTCGTTTACACTACGAATCTGTATCTGGTCGTTCTGGGTATGCTGATTTCTACAAACGTGACATTCAATTAAAACTCGTAGATCCAGTCGGAACTGTTGTTGAATTCTGGGATGGAAAAGGCGCCTTAATTACAGAAGCCGATTTCGGTGATTTAGATTATTCAGCAGGTGATCTTGCTGAAATTAACTTAACAATTCAATGTGACAATTGGGTTCTTCAGTACTAATTTAAGAAACGCAAACGTGTGTTTGATTTTGGTCGGAAATAAATTTTCTGACCATTTCTTTTTGTTTGTAATGAATGTATTGTAGAATTTAACGATATTATGTATTGTAATATATGAGTTCATTAACAGATCCATCACTTCATCAAAAAACAATTGATAGAATCGTTTCATATTTTCACAAAGTTGACAGACCTGTTTTGGTTGGAACTATTTCACTTGAGTATAAGTTTAATTTAAGTCAGACAAAGATTTTTTTTGATTATCTTGAAGATAAAGGAATTATTAGACAAATGACTGATGATGAAAAGAAAGAAAAACACCTTGATAAAAGATGTGATGCGTATATGTTAACGTCAAAAGCAGACATTAGTAAGGTTATGGGCTGATATGTTATGAAACGAAAAGTGTCATTTAATACGCTTCTTTCGTTTCAAGATATGCTTGACACTCTTCTCGTTGAAAATAAAATATCGCTGTCATCATATCATCAACAGTGGGTATCGGCGCTTGATAAAATGGGTTATTCAAATAGTGAATATGAACGTCTTATTGATGAACGCTGGGATATTATCGCGAAAATTTTGACTTTAAAAATGTCGAATTAAACATTTACGTCTCAACAAGAGTGATTACAATTCTTGTTAGGAGTAAATATGTCAGAAGAACGAGAACAACGAAATCAGGTTTTTGGTGGTGAACAGCAACGGTCACACGCGGTGATTAATGCTGAAAAAGTTAAAGCAGATTTCGGGTTAGATATTCCGAATGAAACTGTTCCATTGCCTTCATGTGGCAAAACATATCATCCACAACATCCTTTGCACAAAGCTGAACGCGTTGATATTCGTGCAATGACAGCTCGTGAAGAAGATATTCTTACGAGTCCCGCCCTTTTGAAAAAGGGTACAGTAATTACTGAATTAATTCGTTCATGTCTCGTTGATAAACAGATTGATCCTGTTGAACTTTTAACTGGTGATAGAAATGCACTTATGGTTGCAATTCGTATTACGGGTTACGGCGCAGAATATGAAACAGAAGTTGAGTGCGGTGGATGTAACGTAAAATCAAAACAAGTTTTTAATCTTGCTGAATTACCTATTAAGAGCCTTGAACTTGAACCCGTTGAACCGGGAAGCAATTTATTTGAATTCGTACTCCCTTATTGCAAAAAGAGTGTCAAGTTTAAATTTATGAACGGTCTTGACGAAGAAGAAATAGTTGTTTCAAGTGAACGTCAAAAGAAACTTGGAATGCAGGCGTCAACTTCAGTAACAACAAGTTTGATGCATAGCATAGTGTCAATTGACAATGTAACTGATAAAGCAAAAATTAATGCATTTATCAAATTAATGCCAGCGCGTGATTCTCTTGCGTTAAGAAATTACATTAAAGAAAATGAACCAGGATTAAGACTTAAACAAGAAAAATCTTGTCCAATGTGTGATCATACTGAGGAGGTCAGTATGCCGCTCGGTGCATCATTTCTTTGGCCTTCGACCGCAGGATAAAGAAACGTTAATCTTAGAACCTGCATTTCTTTTAATGTATTATGGTGGTTTTACTTGGCGTGAAACCATCCATTTACCCGTTCAATATAAAAGATGGTTCGTTAATCGAATTGTTAAAGAATTGAATAAATCTTCGGGAGGAGAAGACGGTGGTGGACAGTCTAGAGCTCTTCATCAAAATTCACCCGAAACTCGTTCAATGCAAGGAATGCAAAGAACACAAACACCATCTAGGTTAAGAAGATTTACATAGTTATTAATAATTACTTTCATGACTTCTTCTTTAAATCTTCTGCGTGAATATCTCAGATTGATTTTGATTTCTGAAGGCAAGGTCGAAGACCTTGCCAAACAGAATCCCAATGTTCCTGTCATAGATCTCGCTTCTTCAGATTTAACTCCGACAAAAAAGCTTCTTCCGTGGATGGTGAAACAAGTTTCCAAAGGTGCTGACGTGGAACACGTCAGATCTGTTGCTTCTCGTTTTGCAAAAGACGGTTCTAGACTTAAGAACAAGGACATAAACTCTTATTCTGAAATTGACGAACTTGAAACGGCGCTTGATGCACTTGGTGCATCAAAGCGTTCAGAAACAATTCAGGCAAAATCAGGTGCAGTTAAAATTTATGAAGACGACGCCTGTACTGTTTTAAGAATCGACACAAAAGAAGCTGCACAACAGTATGGAAAAGGCACCAAATGGTGCATCACGATGGAGAAAGAACAACACTATGAAACGTATAAGTCTTCAAACGTATTGTTCTATTACGTTCTGAGAAAAGAACCCTTAGGAAATAATCTTGATAAAGTTGCTCTTGCAGTGTCGAGAGATAAAGATAACTCTATTCAAAAAATTCAGGCTTTTGATCAAGCTGATAAACAAATGACACCCAAAGAAGCAGGTGTGAGTGCACAAGCACTCACAACAGTTAAATCCGATGTCAAGTCTCAACCAAAAGCCTTTCTTGCTAGAATAAAATCAGGTGATAAATACAGTGATGAGGAATTATTTAGCTATTGGGAAAACCTGGGAACAGAACAGAACAAAATTGCGTTTCTGTGTTCTGTAAAACACAAAAACGAAAATCTTCAGAAACTTCTTCAAAATGAACATGACAAAGAATTGAAAGAAATTCTTTCAGATTTGATTTCTGGAAACGCAGTTTTTTTTTACGGCAGAATTGAATGGAAAAATTCAGCAGGACAACTTCATCGAGACAATGATCAACCTGCAGTGATCAATGCTGACGGATCAAAAGAATGGTATCAAAATGATCTACTTCATCGAGATGGTGACAAACCTGCAGTGATCAATGCTGATGGAACAAAATATTGGTATCAAAATGATCGACTTCATCGAGACAATGATCAACCTGCAGTGATTTATTCTGACGGAATAAAACATTGGTATCGAAATGGTCTACTTCATCGAGACAATGATCAACCTGCAGTGATTTATTCTGACGGAATAAAACATTGGTATCGAAATGGTCTTAAATACGTTCCTAAGAAAAAGTGATAAATTTGCATTTTATTAATGTTATTTTCCTACATATCTTTTAGGAATAAATGACTATTTCAAAAGAAGAACTATCTGAGCAACTATTAATTACGCAGAAAATGACGTCTGCTATCGAAATGATGGCAAAGTCAATGTCTAAGATTGAATCTTCTTATGACACACAGATTGCCGCAGTTGAAAAATTAACAACTGCAATCGGTAAACTTAAAGGTGAAAACCTTGAAGAACTTGACAAAACAAAGTTCACAAATCTTCAATCTGAATTTGATAAAACTGAAAAAAATGTAACAAGTTTCTCAGAAAAATTACGTGAAGTTGGAATTAATGTTGGTACGAAGTTTGTTAAACACACGTCTATAGGCGTTGCTGCATTAAGTGGTTTCGGTAGAGGAATAATCAACATACTTGCATTAGGTAGAAGTACCGCGAGTTTTTTTGCAAGTTTTGTTGATGGCGCTTTAAGTATTGGCGCCGCGATTATTTCTATTCCATTCAAGATGTTCAATGGGCTTGTTGATATGGCTGCCGCAGCAGGAGGCGGGTCAAATGAGCTCGCGCTGGCGATTGAACATCTTCGCGACGAGATGGGTAACTTAAAAGAGTCAGGTTCAAAAGCCGTTCTTGATACTGCAAAAACATTTAAAAACTTTGGTGAAACAGGACTAAGTGTTTGGCGTGTTTTTGGATCAGTTGCTGAAAGACTTGAAACAGTCATAAAAGTTGCAACTTCAATGGGAGCAACGTTTGGTGTTCTTAAAAATGAATTCGTTGAAAACGGTGGTGCCTTATTGGCATATCAAAAAGGTCTTGGTGTTACTGACGAACAAATGAAAGGTCTTGGCGATACGGCACTTATGATGGGTAAACCAATGTCCCGTATATTTCTTGACATGACCAAACAAACCCTTGCCCTTGGAAAAGCGTTTGATATCGATCAAAAACTTATCGGCAAAGATATGACGAAAGCGCTTATCGATGTTGGACATTTTGGTGGCGCTACTGTTAAACAAATTGGTGTTGCGTCTGTTTATGCTCGTAAATTGGGTCTTGAACTTGATAAAATCGTTGGAACGCTTGATTCATTTGAAACATTTGATTCTGCCGCTGAAAATGCTGCAAAATTATCACAGGCTTTTGGCGTATCAATTGATGCTTTCAAAATGATGGAAGCACAAAGTCCTGCAGATCAACTCGATATGTTGCGAACATCATTTAGAAACGCGGGAGTTGATGCTTCAACATTTTCAAGACAACAATTAAAACTACTTTCAACTTCAACCGGGTTGAGCGCCGAAACAGTTAAACAAGCATTTTCAGCAAAAAACTATGGAACTTCACTTGATTCAGTAAACAAAAAAGCAGATGCAGCCGAAAAGAAAACAATGTCTCAAGCTGAGGCAATGAACCAACTTGCTGACAGCATTAAACGTTTAACGCCTTCGGGAGGATCTCAACTTGGTGGTTTCTGGGAAACATTTGTTCACGGTTTCATGGGTGGTGTTCAAGCAACAAAAGAATTCCGTGACATAATCTGGAATATTAAAAGAAGTTTAAGAGAAACAGAACTTCAAGGCGTCAGATTAGGCCGGGCATTTGTTGCAGCATTTCCTGGTATGAAAGAGTTCTTGGGTGGAATTGGTGATTTCTTTAAACCCGCAAAATTTAAATCACTTGCGTCAGGAGTTGTTGATGTTTTTATTAACTTCATGGAAAAGTTAAAAAGTGGTCCTGCGTCTTTTGGTGATCTTATGAAATCACTGCAAGATCAGTTCTTTAAATTCTTTGATGCATCATCACCAGCTAGTCAAAAAATGATGGAAGGATTTAAGACTGTTTTAAGAACTATTTCAAGTATAGTGTCGCAAGGTATTGTTTGGGTCTCAACGAAAATTGCTGATGGTGTTGATTTTATATCTGATGTGTTAAGTGGAAATGTTGATTTAGGTAAACTGAGTAATTCTGGCTCAGAAGGTCTTGGTTTTATTTGGAACATTTTGGAACCCATGATTAAATCACTTGGAAAGGCTTGGGATCTATTATATCCAGCACTTAAGCATCTTTTTTCAATTGCCCTTACAAAATTATGGACATTCTTAAAATCTGACACAGTAACTGGGCCTTTAAAAGAATATGCACCCCACATTGCCGCTATATTGTTTGGACCAGCATTATTACGTGCTCTTATGGCTTCAGGTGGTTGGGCATTAGGAGAAGCAGCAAAAGGCTTATTTTCTAAGGGTTCAAGCATTATGAAAGGCGTTGCAGATAAAGCCGAGAAAATGAATGAAGCCGGATCTACGCTTAAGAAAGCATCAAAAGGAAGTGATGCAGCTGAAGGAATTTCAAATGCTGCAAAATCTTCAAAAGCAGCAACTGAACTTGATAAATCTTCAAAATGGGGTGTCGAAGAGGCTGCAAAATTAGGTCTTAAACTTATTGCAATGGCTGGTGCTCTTTCATTAGGTGGAATAATGATGGCCTATGCGGTTGTTAAAATGTATGACGTGTTAAAATCGGGAGGAATCGTATCGTATAAAGACGCTGCTGCTCCATTATTGGTTTTGGGAGCAATGGTAACTGCTGCTGTTCCATTAATGTTTGCACTTAAGATTGCAGCAAATGCTGGAAGTCCTAGCGAAGTTGCAAAAGGCGGCGCGCTAATTGCTTCAGGATTGTTAATCGTAGGTGGTGTTGGATCAATATTAACGTATGTTTTGAACCAAGTTGGATCACCTGCAGAATTAAGTGCAGCTGGCAAAATGATGGGAATGATGACGCTTGTGTTTCTTGGTATGGTTCCTTTGGTTTTAGGAGCGATGGCCGTCGGCGCAGTCGTTTCTGCTTCGGGTGGAACTGCCCTTGCGGCGGCAGCAGTTGGTATGGCGACAATGGGAACTGCCGTTGGGGCAGTTGCGACATTGGCGACAGTAATAATTGCTGAACTTAGAGGTATGACAATTGAAGCTGGATTTCAGACGAAGATTGATGCATTTTTAAGTATCATGAAAACTATACAGACATTTTCTGATACGCTTGTAAGTCTTGTAAGTTTAATGACACCATCAATTGCCGAATTGGTATCAGGAAAAACAAAGACATTTACTGAAAAGGTAAATGCAACCATTGATATGATGAAGGAGATGATTGGTGTTTCAAATACGGGAACTGGTATCATCGGAATTGTTGAAACTGTTGTAACACAAATTAAGTCATTGTCTTCATATGCCGGAATTGGTGAATCAGCAAAAATCTTTGCTGATGTTTTAACTGCCGTGTCATCAATTATGCAATACATGACACCTAATCCTGAATTCATGAAAGCGCAAACAAGTTTATTAGGAATTGCAAGCAAACATCTTTTTGGTGACGATGTTGCAAAGTCAACAACTGATTATGTCAAGTTAATGACTACAACTGTTAAACCGATTATGAACAGTGTAATCGAATCAATGAAAGAACTGTTGAGTATATCTGTTCCTGATGTTACAAAAGCCCAAGCTCTCGGGAATTTATTAAATACGGTTTCAGGAATTATGAAAGGCATTATGCCTGATCCTGCATCATTAAAAGCATTTTCAACAACAGCAAAAGCAGGTATCGGACCGATTGGGACAGAAATAGGTTCACTTGACGCTAGTGGTCTTGCAACGTTTATAGGATCATATGCAGAAAAACTTGGAACTTTAATCCCAACTCTAACGAGTGGAATATTAAACGGGTTAGCGAATAGTGTTGGTTCGTTTGATAAGTCAAAGATTGAAAGTCTTACAAAGACAGCTGATATATTAACTTCAACAGCAAATTTCATTAAATCAATATCTGACATAAGTAAAATGGATTTTTCAACAAGTGATGAATCAGAAACTGTAATTCAAAGAATGGTAACATCAATTGATAAAATCATAAGTGAAGAATCAATGAAAGGTATATTTGAAACTTCAGGAAGAATTTCAAAGTATGGCGTAGCTTTAGGCGCAATTGGAAAAACAATTACGAATAATGGTATAGTTCAAGCCCTCGCCGCCGTGGGAGATATGGTTAGACAAACGCAAATGCTTGATGATGCATTAAACGCAGGAACTGAAATTAACGTCGATGCAAAACTTCAGAAACTTGCTCAAGTTACAGGAATTGGTGGAAAGTTTGCGTATACTGTCCAGAGCAAGGAAGTTGTCATAAATCTTAACATGCAAATTTTCATGGACGTCGCTGAAACAGAAAAAGTTCTTATCATGAACAAAAAATCAATTATTCGTGACAGACTTAATTTTGCAACTAATACACCTAATGAAAAAGGACAAAATGTAATTCCTGAAGAGTATCAAAAAATCTTGCCTAATGTTAAATCCGATGGAGCACAATAATTATTTTCAATGTCTTCTTTAAATCTTCTGCGTGAATATCTTAGATTAATTTTGATTTCTGAAGGCAAGGTCGATGACCTTGCCAAACAGAATCCCAATGTTCCTGTCATAGATCTTGCTTCTTCAGATTCTACGCCAACAAAGAAACTTCTTCCGTGGATGATAAAACAAGTTTCCAAGGGTGCTGACGTGGAACACGTCAGATCTGTTGCTTCTCGTTTTGCAAAAGATGGTTCTAGACTCAAGAACAAAGACATAAACTCTTATTCTGAAATTGATGAATTGGAATCTGTGCTTGATGCACTCGGTGCATCAAAGCGTTCAGAAACAATTCAGGCAAAATCAGGTGCAGTTAAAATTTATGAAGACGACGCCTGTACTGT